CGTGGGGAGTTTGTAGCAACATGACCCAAGCGTTAAAGACCTTTAGTGTTCAAGCCCCAGGCTTCTTTGGGCTAAACACGCAAGACTCTCCTTTGACGTTGGAGGCGGGATATGCGTCTATTGCCACCAATTGCGTCATTGATCAATATGGACGTATTGGCGCACGAAAAGGCTTCTCAAGGGTTAATTCATCCTCTGGCAACTTAGGCGCAAATGATATAAAAGTCATCCATGAGTTAGTGCAACTTGATGGAACACTAACTGTATTGTTTGCTGGTAACAACAAGTTATTCAAGTTAGATGGCTCTAATGCTGTTGTGGAGTTGACCTATGGGGGCGGGGGTACTGCCCCAACTATTACTAATAGCAATTGGCAATGTGCATCCCTAAATGGTATTACCTATTTCTTCCAATCTGGGTTTGATCCTTTGATCTATGACCCTGCGGTTAGCACCACTACATTCAGGCGTGTGTCTGAGAAAACGGGTTACACAGGCACAGTCCCTTTGGGAAACATTGTTATTTCTGCCTTTGGTCGCTTGTGGGTAGCTGATACTACGGCAGACAATGTAACAATTAGTTTCTCTGACTTGTTGGCAGGGCATAACTGGACTGCGGGAACATCTGGGACTCTTGATGTTTCTAGGGTTTGGGCGAATGGCGCAGACCAGATCATGGGGTTGGGCGCACACAATAACTTCTTGGTTATCTTTGGTAAGCGTCAGATATTGGTTTACTCAGGGGCAACAACCCCCTCCACAATGTCATTGGCTGACACCATAGGCAACATTGGTTGCTTGTCAAGGGATTCCATAGTTTCTACTGGTTCAGACATTGTTTTCTTGTCTAACTCTGGTGTTCGTAGTTTGTTGCGTACTATCCAAGAGAAGTCTGCCCCATTGCGTGACTTGTCAAAGAATGTCCGTAATGACTTGATGACCTATGTAGCTGGTGAGACATTGGCAAACGTCAAGGCGGTCTATTCAGAAGTCAATGCTTTCTACCTTTTAACTCTTCCTGTTGCCAAACAAGTCTATGTATTTGATACCAAGGCGCAGCTACAAGACGGGTCTGCTAGGGTAACAACTTGGGATTCTATTGAGCCAACTGCATTGCTGGCAAGAAGAAATGGCGATTTACTGATTGGCAAAAAGGGGTATGTTGGCAAATATGCGACATATCTTGACCATGAATCTACCTATCGTTTCCAGTATTACACCAACTATGCTGACTTGGGTGATGCAAATGTCACATCAATCCTGAAGAAAATCTCTGTGGTTGTGATTGGTGGAACTAACCAAATATTGACAATCAAATGGTCTTATGACTTTTCAGCACAATACTACTCAACCCAAGCGCAAATTCCCATTTCATCAATTGCTGAGTATGGAATGGCCGAATATGGTGCAAATGGTAGTCCAGTAGCATACTATTCAACAGGCATACAAATTGGCACTTTGATTGGTCAAGCATCAGGCTATGGCAAGGTTGTGCAAACTGCTTATGAGATTGAGATCAATGGCTCGGCCATCAGCATCCAAAAGATTGAGATTCAGGCTAAAAACGGAAAACTTGGGTAAGGAACAAACATGGCAAATTACACAAAAACCACTAACTTTGCGGCTAAAGATGCACTTGCGTCAGGCAATGCCTCCAAGGTTGTCAAAGGTACTGAGATTGATACAGAGTTCACCAATATCCAAACTGCCATTGCTACAAAGGCAGATGGAACATTTACGAACTTCTCATTTGTTGAAACATCAAATGTCTTGTATATCTACAATGTAGCAACGCCTGTGGCAAAGATTGATGCCTCTGGTAATTTAACTGTGATTGGCAACATCATTGCGAATGGAACAATGTAATGAAAGCATCAGAAATCATCAAAGCAGATGCGGTCAAACGCAAAATTGACCCTGATAAAGCCTTGCGTACTGTTAGTGCGTTGGTTAAGTCTAAGTCTGCTGTTTTGATGCAAGAGAATGATTCTGTTCTTTTAGTTCGTAAGGTTAACCCAACATCCGCAGAGATTCACTTGTTTACTCAAGATAGTCCTAGAACATTGGCAAAGGCTGTCATTGGCTTTATCAGAAGAGGTAAGGCTTTAGGTATTAAGACTGTCTATGGCAAAGCAGATAACCAAGGTATTGTGGAACTAATGAAGCGTCTTGGCTTGAATGTACAAGCATCTGACTTGCAACAGTACAACTGGAAAGCACAGATATGAGAAATAGTCTTGCCTTATTAGGTATACCAGACCTCCCCATCTATGCGTTTCGCCATGTGGGAGATAGAAGAATTCAGCCACAAGGTGGCGTTTCTAGCGTTCTTGAAAGTGCTAGTTCAGTAGTTTCTGATGTTGGACAAGGAATTGTAGATGTAAGCCAAAACTTAGGTCTATCTGGTGGTGGTGGAATACTTGGACAAATTGAAGGTGGTATCACAGATACAGTTGGTAATGTCTCAGATGCCGTAGCAGAGGTTGATGACACAGTAAATCAAGAGATACCAGGCGGTTGGGCAACTGTTATAAATGTTGCAACAGCAGGACAAGCGGCTCCTTATGTGCAAGGGGTTCAAGCGGGTAACGTAATAGCCAGAGGTGGAAGTCTTGAAGATGCCGCCAAAGGCTATGTCATAAGTTCAATAGCATCAGAAGCAGGTGGTGCTGTTGGTGCAGAAACAGGTTCTAACTTTGCTGGCAATGTTGCTGGTGGAACTGCTGGTGGCTTGCTTAGTGGCAAATCATTAGAAGAATCATTGAAGGGTGGCATAACAGGTGGCGTAATAAGCCAAGCAACGCCATCTACTTTATTAAGTTCAAGCGGAACTTCAGGTCAAGGAACAACGGGAGCGACAAACATGGCACAAGAAGACTTTACTTATGGATATGGTGGCGAAGGTTATCAATATGAGGGCGGTGGCAGTACGCCATATCCAGAATACTATCGGACAACTATTGCCCCAGAATCTAACACAGACATAACTGGTGGAGAAGGCTTCTACGACACAGGTAGTGCGCCATACACCCAAGAACAAATAGATGCCCTAATTCCCCAAACTTATACAAGTAACCTTGGAACACCTTCTACTTTAGATGCGGCTACACAAGCATATCTTAGACGAGCATTGGCGGCGGGTGGTAGTGCAGCTCAAGGGGCAAGAAACTTGTTGTCAAGTATTACTGGAGGCATGAATTCCAACCTATTGCAAGGTGGGGCAGGAACTGCCGCCCAACTAATGCAATTGCAAGCAAATAGGGAAGCGGCACAGCAAGCACAAGCAAGAATTGGTCAAGCAACACAACAAGCTGTTGCTGGCGCACAGTTCAGACCCGTTGGCACAACTACTCGTTTTGGTACTTCTAACTTCCAAGTTGATCCTGCTACTGGTCAATTGGTAAGTGCAGGGTACACAGCTGCACCTGAGATCACTTCTGCCCAAAATAGGCTCATGGGTTTAGGTGCTAGTTACCTAGCGCAGACTCCTGAAGAAGTTGCCCAACAATATATGTCTAAGCAATATGATTTGCTCGATCCAAGTCGGCAAAGACAGTTGGCTGGAATCAGAAATCAGGCTTTCCAAACAGGTCGTGGTGGTTTGTCAGTAGGTTCTACTGGTTTGCGTCCAAGTGGCGCACAGGGCTTGATGGGTGCCAATCCTGAAATGGAAGCCTACTACAACGCATTGGCGCAACAAGATGCACAGTTGGCTGCACAGGCACAACAAGCTGGTCAACAAAATGTATTGTTTGGAACGGGCTTGTTTGGTCAGGCTGGTCAACTAGAAACTATGGCACAACAACCATTTACTTTGAGCCAAGGTCTTGCTGAAAAATCTGCCTTGGGTGGTGCAAGGGCTGGTCAACTTGGCATACAAGGCAATGTATATGGCAATGCCATAGGCTTGTCTGCGGCTAATACTACCAATCCGTATGCTACTGTCTTAGGTGGACTAAGTAGCCCAACATCATTGTTGGCACAAGGTTTAGGGTCATACCTTGGTTCGTCTGCGCCATCAAATGTTGGTGGTACTGGTAGCACATTTAATACTGGCTACTATGACCCAATGCAACAACAGTTTTAAGGAGTAATCATGGCAACAGATATCGTAGGTGGATTGTTTGGTATTACTCCTCAAGGATATGAGAGACAGCAATACGAGCAAGCATTAAAAGAAGGCCAATCATTTGGAACTCCTGAAGGTCTTTATGCCTCTGCCGCACAACTAGGCCGTGGTCTTGGTGGTGCTATGGGTGCTGTAGACCCAATGTTGCAAAAGATTTCTGCACAGAATCAGATATTGCAAGGATTGGATGTTAATAGTCCCAATGCAATATCTGGTGCAATTGAGCAAGCAACACAGGCTGGCATTCCTGAGTTGGCCTATAGACTGACTGCTCTTAGAGATGAGGCATCTGCCAGATCACAGTCGCAACGAGGTTTGCAATTAAGTCAGGCAGCGCAACAGTTATTGCCGCAAATAAAAAATCCTGATGGAACTATCAACGAGGAAGTTAAAAACCAGTTGATGTCATTCCCACAGGGTAGAGCAGCCATTTCCGAGATGGCCAAGGTTATCCCTGATTTACGCAGAATTGGCGCAACTGTTGGCCAAGAAGAGAATCCATTTGCAGTATTCCTAAATGATCCAACAATTCCTTCAACTGTAAAAATAACTGCACAACAACTCTCTAATAGTTTGAAACAAGGCATTCTCGATCCAGAGAAGGTTGATGCAAGAGTTGCAGAGTTGAGTGCGGCTGCTCAAAGAGGGCAACAGTTCCAACAAGCGCAAGATCAACTTGCAGAATTTAAGAGGCAGGGTCTTGAGAACTCTCGCCAATCATTGGCTTTGCAAGGACAACTGGCCAAGATTCAAGAACAAAATATGCAGTTCAATCAAAGCATAAAGCAACAACAACTTGATGCAAAACTTGAAGAAGCTAAGAAGAAGCCTTTGCCATCGTACTTGGCCAAAGGTGAAGAGGAAGATTTTGATATAGCAACAACTGCAACAAACCTTGCTACAGATTCAAATACATTCATAAACCGCATTAAATCTGGCGAGATCAAGTTTGGTTGGAAAGACAAGGCAAGTATCAAGGCTAGAGAGATTGCTGGCTCTGATGCTCCAGATGTTATTGCTAGACAAGACTTTGACAAATTTATTCAACGGATGACTTCCGAGAACTTGCGCCTTAACAAAGGCGTTCAAACTGACAAAGACTTTGAGCGTGAAATGAAGTTGTTGCAATCAGCAGAATCAAAGGCAAGTGCTGCCAAGATCATGCAGAACTTGGTGGACATCAACATTAGAAAAGCGAAGAATGCTGATGAATCAATAACTAGACGTAGAACCAATGCAGGATTTAATGCTCCAGAACTAAGAATTGAAATACCAACTTTTGAGCCTCACATATTTAGTGATGCTGACTATTCTTCTTTCTTGAAGAATCCAAAATACAAATCTGGAACAGTATTTATTGACCCTGAAGGGGTTAGAAGGGTGAAACCATAATGGCAGACAACTACAAACAAGCACCTTTAGCTGAAGGTGAAAGAAGAGTTTCAGTCTTTCAAGAAAAGGCACCTTATTCTCCACTTGCTGAGACTGCAAGGGCGTTTGGCCAAGGTTTGACATTTGGCACATTGGATGAGATCGAGGCGGCATTGCGAACTGGCTCCATAAGTGGTGCTGAGTATGAGAAACAGCGCAATATGCTGAGAGAACAGCAAAAGCAATTTGGCGAAGATATGCCTTATGTCAAGACACCAGTTGAGATTGCTGGCGGTATGGCCGTTCCATTTGGAGTGATTGGCAAAGGCGTTAAAGCATTAGCACCAGCAGAGCAGGCATTAGCAACTGGAACTACTCTAACTGGCCAAGCAGCCAGAGGAGCAGCTTTAGGTGCTGGAACTGGTGCATTGTCTGGTTATGGCT